GGGCTTAATAATAAGCTCACACCTTGGAGGTTTATAGCACAAGAGCTTGACATGAGCATTCAGGGCTGTATCAATATTCACAATAGATTTATTAACAAAGTTAAAAAAGAAGGAAAATATGTATAATTCAATCACAGCCGCAGCCTATTTAGTTAAAGACCCTGAAGCCAGAACCACAAGCAATGGTAAAAAAGTTGTCAATTTGAGAGCGGGAGTTTCAACCTCAAACGCTAAAAACAAATGTTTTGTTGACATTGAGTATTGGGATAAGACCGCAGAGATCGCGGAAAAATATTTAACCAAGGGAAGAGAATTTATTGTTCAAGGAGAACTCTGCATGTCATCTTGGGAAAAAGACGGCAAAAATTTCAGCAAATACTATATCCGTGGCAAAGACCTTCAGTTTTTGAGTTCTGCGAAAAAGTCAGACTCAGGAACTGAGAAATCTGAAGAGACCGAAGACTCAGTTCCTTTTTAATGAAACTTCTAATAGAGGCTCCACTTAATGGCTTAAGCCTCGGCAATGTTACTTTTAATATTGTCAGAGAACTACAGAAGAAAAATGTAAGTCTTGGTTTATTTCCTAGTGGTGATATAGACCTTAGTGCTTACACTCTTACTGATGAACTTAAGGCATTTATAGAATCAGCTATAAATGATAGGTTTGATTTTCTGAATCCAGAAATACCAAATTTAAAGGTTTGGCATATTAATGGTAGTGAAAACAGAAAAAATAAAAATCAGTATCTTTATACTTTTTATGAGTGTAATCAACCCACTGCGACAGAAATAAAAATCTGCGAAGCTCAAGAGAAAGTTTTCTTTAGTTCTTCTGAGGCGGCATCTCATTTTAAGTCGAGTGGTGTTTCAAAGGGAATGCATATTCCTCTTGGGTTGGATGAAGATTTTAAAAGAACCGAAAAAACCTATCTTAAGGACGTTGTTCACTTTGGTTTAATGGGTAAGTTTGAAAAGAGAAAGCATACTCAAAAAATAATCCAAACATGGCTGAAGAAATACGGTAACAACACAAAATATCAACTTACTTGTTGTGTTACTAATCCATTCTTCCAACCCGACCAAATGCAAGGGATGCTCCAATCGAGTCTTGAAGGGAAAAGTTACAACAATATTAACTTTCTTCCAAAATTAGCGAAGAATGATGAGGTAAATGAGCTTTTAAATTCAATTGATATTGACTTAACTGGACTCTCTGGAGGAGAGGGTTGGAACCTGCCTTCTTTTAATGCTACTTGCTTAGGGAAATGGAGCATTGTTTTAAATGCAACCTCTCATAAAGATTGGGCTAACGAAGAAAACAGTATATTGGTTAATCCATCCTCCACGATGCCTGTTGCTGATGGAGTCTTTTTTAATGAAACCATTCCCTTTAACCAAGGGACTTTTCATAATTGGGAGGAAGAGGAAGCTGTGGCGGCAATGGAAAAAGCTGAGTCTAAAGTTGGTCAACTTAACACAGAGGGACAAAAATTAGCAGACAAATTTACCTACAGTAAAACAGTAGACTCTCTTTTAGACTGTATTTATAGCAGTTGAAGAAAGGCATATTTTATGCTATAATATAAGTATATGAATACTTTAATTAACACACTTTTTAATGATTTAAATGTTTTATCCCCTAACGATTTAATGATCCGCAAGAAGTCTTGCGTTTCTGATAAGGGAGATGTATATACAGCGGAGGTTGAGTTAGCTGGATTCGCAAAGAAAGATGTTTCCATTCAGGTTTCTGACGGAGTGTTGCAACTTCAAGCTAAAAATAAAGAGCGATCACAGAAATTTAAATTACATTTAAATGATCTAGTGGCAGAGGATCACATTTCCGCTGATCTTAAAAACGGACTTCTTAGACTTACCCTTCCTAAAAAAACCGTTGCAGAGGCTCGGGAAATTCAGATCAAATAATGCCTATTTATGTTTACAAACATCCCGAACACGAAGAATACCGTGAGGTTTTCCAAGGGATGAATGACGAACATGTTTATCAGGAGGACGGCGTTGAGTGGCAGAGGGTTTTTTTGTCACCCAACGCCTCGATAGACAATTCGGTGGACCCTTTTAGTAAGCAACAATTTATTGATGCTACCTATAATAAAAAGGGAACTCTGGGGGATATGATGAATTTATCAGCAGAACTTAGCGAAAAGAGGGCTGAAAAAATGGGAGGAAAAGATCCCGTAAGGGAAAAGTTCTATGATAATTATGCAAAAGAGAGAAATGGAGCAGAGCATCCAAACCGCAAAGGTAAAACTTACGAAAGTAAAAACGTAAAAGTGGAATACGATTAGTAACTGCTTCCACTAATTTTTAATCCTTTTGTGTCGGTCACTTCGAAAGTAAATTCAGCATCAAAGCTCATTTGTCCATTAACGGGCATCGAATAATTATAGGAAGATAGTTGGGCATCTTCGATCTTATAAGTTATTTTTTTATCTCCTGAAGTTGATAGGGTTAAGTCAAAATCATAACTAGAGTTGTTCTTTAAAACTCCAGTCATTTGACCACTATCAAAACCTGAAACCAAAGAGGAAACGGCAAAAGATCCTTGCGCGGGCAGTTGAGCTTTTCTGCCATAAACAAAATCACTTCCCAAGCCATAATTAGCCACTCTGCCCAGATTTACAGACATATTTACAGATTGAACAAAATGAGTTCCAGAAAGCCTCTGTCCTCCTACTTGTAAATTTTCTAAATTTACAGTGCTGGCAGATCTAGAGGGATTTGGAATTTCAGGCTTAGGTATTCCATTATCAAAATTAAATAGACACAACCCCACTTGATTATTATTGCCGCTTTCTAAGTTAATAGCGGGAGATTGCATACTAGTCCCAGTTAAATTTTCATACTTCATATTAGAACAAACATAAGAAGTAGAAACCGTTGGTAATGAATTTATCGAATAAGAAAGCGCATAAGAAGAGGGAAAACAATTTCCGAATGCTATACCCTCCCAACCTGTAAGATTAAGGTCTAACCCGATGCTGGCAACTGGCGGTAGCGCATCGTCTTCTTGATTAGGTGTATTTAAAACATAAAAATTAGTATTAGCATCTAAATACCCTGAAAACATTGGAACAAAACGCGATATGGACGTTTTACAAAAACAACCATAATATTCATTTTCTAGTAAAGGCTCTGGAATATAAGAAAAATTTAATTGAACGTCAGGTTGGCGGAAAATATCTGTAGAAGCATAATTCTTACTTCCTAGTTGTTTTGTGTTTTGTTGAGGAAAAGAAACAGAATAGTTACAATTCTGAACAAAATTATACAGGTTTAAATCTATATCTGATACAGAAAAGGCACTTGTGGAATTTTGAACGCCCACAATCGCATTATTGCTTTTTAAAATATTCCTTGCCATCTTATGTTCCTGTTGGGATTACTCCAAGCGGATCTTCTATAAAGTTTACAGTTATCGTATTGGAATTGTGATATTTCCATTCGTGACTCCACTCGGGACAGTAATAAACTTTAGGTCTATTATATACAGAGGGTATTTGGTGTTCAAATCTGCGATATCCGCCCTTGTTTTCTAGGAAGTGAAGTATGGATTTAGTTTGATGATCACTTATATCACTAAAAGTATAATTCATTTCAAAAGCCGCAATATTAGAATTTGTTGTGAGTCTTTGTGTGAATGAATTTTTGTAAGTTAATACATCAGCTTTAATTGGAACATCGTTTTGAACTCCAATATCAGGCTCAAAGAAAAATTTCTTAGTCCACATAGAAGATGCTCCAGTTGGGCAATTGAGGGAATTTCCCGCATGATCTCCAGTGCAATAATAAAAGTTATCTAATTTGTTTGCGTTTTCTGTTCCGTCTGGGTTTTGCCCCGAGTAAACTACATCATACTTCTTATATGTAGACCCTGGAACCCATCCTTGGAATGGTGAATTAACAAACGTTCCACCCGACCAATTAAGCAAAGTTGGAGCTTCATCTATGTTTATTCTAGAAGCCACTTCGAAGTGCTGATTGTTTACAAAATTAATTGCGTAATTATCACAATAGCCAGTGACCGTTTGATATATTCCAGAATTATCTGGAGTAAATTCCAACTGTCTATCTCCCGACTTACTCTCAAAAAACGTAGCTAATTTTCTAGCGCCCTCTTCATTAACATCATATCTAACGCTAAAAGTCGCAGTTAAACTGTTAACTGAAAGCGGAATTAAATTGTAATAAAAATCAAATCAAACCTTACTTTTCAGGTAGAGGATTTCATATACATATACCTAACATATTTGATTTCAAACCATCAAATGATTTACCTTTTATGGTAAGAAAAAAATTATTATCTTTAT